CTGTAGTGCATGACAGTCTGACCTGTCAAGAGCCCCAGACAGGAATCGAACCTGCGACAAGAAGGGTAGAAACCTTCTGCTCTATCCACTGAGCTACTGGGGCGTGGAGAGGGTTTTTGAAGATACCCACAAACTTTGTCGCACGCAGCGCAACTTGTGCAAGCTTACATCACATGCTGCGAATCTGTCAACCCACCGGCTGCTGCACGATGACAGGCGTCTCCGTGGTATTCAGACCACAGTTGAAGGTGGCAGGCAGAGGACCGTTCTTAGAAACGTTCCAGTTGTTCGTCACCTCAAGGCAGTAACGCTGTAGAGCTGCACCGGTAAGAGACTCCTGACGAAGAATAGCAGTCTCATTATCGATACGGGCACGCTCCTGCTCAGCGCGGGCACGCTCAATATCAGTGTTAGCAGCAACGACTCGGTCAAGAGCCTCCTGAGCACGGTCGTCAAGAGTGATATTGGAAACAGTGATGGAATCAATGATTACACCATCATCAGCAAGAGCACCATCAAGATCCTTCTGAGTGTCCTCAGTGATAGTCCTCAGGTTACCACCCTCACGGGCCTCATTAGGCGTGTAGCCGCTTACAGTTACACGAAGAGAGTCACGAGAGGCAGGGGCGACAAGCTGGTCCTGAACATTCTCAAAGGTCTTGTACTTGGCCCAAAGCTGCTCTGCATCCTCAGCCTCGATGCGCCAACGGACAGTAGCATTGACCCAACCGCCGCCGCCACCCTGGAAAGTGACAGGAACGTTCTGGCCCTCACCGTCAAGGTCAAGGTACTGGATCTGAGTGGAAAACTGCTCAACACTCGAATAGGGGGCCTTGACGTGAAGACCATTGTCAAGAGTATCCATGTACTTACCGAAACCGGTCTGCACACCCACAGCTCGGGCATCAACAGTGGTGAAAGAGAATAGTGCTGTCCACACTAGTGCTACCACAAGTGCAATAGCTGCAATACCACCTGCTCCCTGCCGCGCCTGTCGATTACCCTTACTGGTAATAAATCCAATAGCTGCAATAACAAAGATCACAGCAATGATAGCAAAAACAACAAGCCAAACCATAGGAGGTTCCTGTCTGTGAGAGAAACAGTGAGCGACTTGCTCATCTGTTGTCCAGAGCTTAGCAGCACCAACCGACTGATGCAACCCCGGGTCTTACGTACCCCCGGCGAGGGTCGAACTCGCATCCACCATTACGGCTATTAGAAGGACTGTTAATAAGACAGCGCCGATACGGGGGCTAGACTTCTAAACCATTTGATTTCATCTTATCCAAACAGTCATTACAAGCTTCTAACTCAAGTTCTACAGATTCTATCTCCATAGACACTTTATGCTGAGAAGGTTTACTGCTACAGAATGAACACCATTGTGTCACTCCTTGAATCTGACTAATTGTCCAACTCCATTGTGTCTAGGACATCGAGGCCAACGGTGCTGACACTACCATGAACATCATATGCCTTGGTAATGGCAGCAACCGCCGCGTCCTCCGTGGGGGCATTTACTTCTACTTGCATTAATACACTCATGAGAAAGTTCATAATGCAATTATACTACATTAGTGCTTACTTTCTTCTATCGTTAATCGTAAGTCTGTTCTGTGAACGAGCAATACGATTAGCCTTACGTCTACGTGCAATCTCCTTACCAGAAACCGTACCGCCGTAAATGGGCTTGCTCTGTAGGGCTGTCAGAATGGTCATCTGATACTCATACCGAACATGGGGAACGGCAATTACAGTATCTTCAACTGTCATCTCTGTCATTTGTTTCTCCTTTGTTGGGGAGTACCTGTGACGGGATTTGAACCCGTAATCCTTTCGGCAAGGGATTTTAAGTCCCCCGTGTATGCCAATTCCACCACACAGGCGTGACCAGGGTTTCCCCTGGCTTAAATCATGGCCCCATCAACAGATGTTCAAGGGCACTCTTACGAGGGACGATACCGACCCAGCAAAAGTTGCAAATCCAATCGTCGTGGTCACAGTCTCTCACAGCAACCTTGAGGTAGTCAGGGATGAGCTTGAGCGTAGCCTTACGACCACAGTCTACACACACCTCGCCAGACTTCAAGGCACGGGTACCCTGGCAAGTCTGACACATCTCAGGACGTGGACCAGTAACCCTAGGCTCACGAACAGTAACAGGGAAAGTACCGTCAGGAAGAGGGAGAAAGTCGCCCTTCTTCGTGTTGCACTTCCTGTGCATGAGAGTCAAGTTGGTGAAATCCCAAATTTGGTCTTCCGTCCAACCGGCCGCACGCGCACGAGACTGAGGGAATGAGTGGTCAATAGTAGGAGGGTCGTTTACGTCCATGATCTGACCGCAATCAGGGTACGTACATACATCACCGTCCCTACCAAGTAGGAAGGTGACAATTTCAGACCGTGGCATGGCGGTTATCATCATTTGTCCATTCTATCAGAGGAACTTGAATCCGGCCAAGAAGTCCTTGATCTCTTCTGGCATGTCTGCCCTGGGAGCTTCAATGATGTTCTTGATCTTTGGCCTTCCCTTTTCTCTGTTATTATCCCTTTGCGCTAACTGTCTAGGGGTAAACACTTCGATGGTTTGGTCAAAGTTACGGTCGGTGTGCTTGACTGCAAGCAGTGTAGCACCTGCAACCGCGTCCACATGGTCGTTGTGACCGCCGGGTGGCTGCATAATCTTACCCTTCTTGTTACGAGTAAGTTTGATCATCTCTTCACGTAAATGCATGTTGCGTGGGATCTGTACCTCCTGTGCATGGACCATAAGCTTGAAGTCTGTGTACTCAGAATCATTAATGGCCTGCCTCTCGGTATCGATGTCTCTGTTCTCTAGTTCTTCCATCAGTGCTCTTGACTGCCACTGGTCGAAAGATACCTTACGAATATTGAACCCGCGCGACCTCACGTCAAGGATGAACTCACGCACCTGAGCAAAGTCCATCGGGTCGTTAGCCGTAGGGAACCAAGCTCGGATGCAGTCTACCACAACGAAAGGGTGTGTCTCATAGCGTTGACCGAACAGCTCCGTCTGCTTGAACGACTCTACGTGTGCCATAGAGACTACACACCTGTCATGGACTTCCGCAAGGTCTACGTGCATGTAATATTCCTTGGTCGGATCTGGCTTGAATCGTGACAAAAACTGTCCTTCTGCCGTAACCCCATCCTCACCGGACAAAGCCTCATCAATTGCCTCAAGGCTGTGGAAAAAGGCGTTGACCATGTCGGGAGGGTCGGCAGCAAAACGTCCCATAGCGTCAGGAGTATCAAGGAAAAAGTCCTGCTGGTAATCCTCAATGTCTTTTGTCGGATTAACTTCCCAGGATGGTCTCTTGATCGCATAAATACCAGGAGCTTTGTATGACAAGATATGATCTTCATTCCACTCGATAGTGAAATCATTACCAGGTGTGTTTGGAGGAAGCTCAGGATCTTTGTAGAACGTGTGGCTTCTCTTCTCTACGATCTTCTCTGCAATAGCATCATCATACTTTTGCATGATGTAATCAGTCTTGTGCCTAGGGAATGAGAGAAGAATCATCTTTCCGTGACGACCAAATCGAGATGACACAGAAGCACGGTGCATCTTGTATGTTGATTCTGCTGTTACCTTCTTGGCGACACCGGTTGCCGTACTACTGTCGAACCCGGCGATCTCGTCCAATACACAGTTGCTTGTCCAGATGTAACCATCAATGACGAAATTCTGCGTTCCCTCGACGGTTGCACAGAATACTTCTTCATACCTGTCGGTTTCCTCGACAGAGACTACCCACCAATTCTTGTTCATCTGTCCTGAGGGATAAAGAGTATTTAGTCTATCCTCGGGCTCCAACTCAGCAGTCGTCTTCGTCTCAAATACAGGAGGGAAGAAGCCCGGGGTTGGGTACATTGGGGATGTCTTGACAAACCACTTGTGCTCAGGGGTTGCATAAATAACCTTTTCGCTCTTACGTCTGTGGGAAGCGAGAGTGATCTTCATGAGCTTCTGCATACCAAATGAGTTAATGGGTGCGTATCTCCATTCAGCATCACCGGCGGCATTCTTGGTAAGGATCTCGACCTCACGATCTACCAATCCACCAATTTCCATGAACCCGCTTGAGGTGAGAATCTTGGTCTCTTTGGCAAAACATGCAATAACGTTATATCCCTCAAGAGATTCAGATTCAGAGTGACCAGAGATAATACGAATGCTCTTGTCGAACTCGATCTCTCCCTGCTTGGGATCGTACTTTCCTTCAAACCAAGGGGCATTCTTGAGTCTCTGCTTGAGTCCCTTAAAGAAAACGTTGTTAGCCTGCTGAGCGTTGAGAGCGATATTCATGATGTCGATGTAGTCCCCAGGGGGCTTGTTGAAATATCCCTGTGGATCTTTGAGGCACATGATTTGATAAACGATATAGCAACAAGCAAGCTCGGACATAGCGTCCTTACCTGCTCCCTTACCCCAAACGACAATAGCCTCGTTAAACGTCTGGCTCCAACGCTTTCTTGCTTCTTCTGGCTCCAAGAACTCGTAAAGAGTGTTCTCAAAGTAAATCTGTGTTGAAGCCTTGATCATCTCTAGCTGGTAATTTGAGATAGGTGGAAAGTTCATGTAGTCAGGTGATGATACGAACGTCTCTGCGTCAACCGGGATTTCATCAAATAGGTCCCCTGATGCAGCTTCGAGTGCATCACTCCAATCAATACTCATACCACATTACCTTCTTCATCCACTGTAGGAATAGGCTCTGCCTTACCGGCGACCTGGCTGAGTCTACGAGCGACCTCAACCTTACAGTGATTGCACTTACCTGTTACCTCACGCAAAATACCCATGAGAATTTGCATCTTCTCTTCCTGAACAGCCATATCCTCAACGATTTGGTTATCACTGAGAAGACCGGCCTTTTGTAGAACTTCTACGCGCTTGGCCTGAATGTCGGAAAGACTCTTGAGCAAAGTAGCTTTAGTCTTGAGTTCTCCCGTAGAATCGGCATCACGAATAGTTGCCCAGATTTCTTTGATGACATCGTTTGTCTGGTGATCATACTCAGTCAAAGTTGAACGTGAACGCTCAC